AGTCCCCAACCGAGAACGATAGAGTAACCGTCTCTGCCGGCTTGGACTTTAGCTTAAGGTACATTTCGGCCATTTGCTTAATCTGTGCCTCGTTCATCTTCTCGTCAACCTTCTTGTAAAATTGGAGAATACCCCATTTCTTTTGAAGGTTGGAATCGTACTGGATATAGACGTCACGCCGACCGGCTTGCTTGTTGTCCTGGACCAGCTTTACTAAGTTGGCGGAGTCCTCGATAGACCCCTCCCATGAGAAGTCGGAGATAATCGACGCGTCGGCCAGGACGGTCCGTATGCGTAAGTTCTCCGGTATGTCGAGCCTTAGCTTGCCAACGTCGTCCCAGAATACAGTCAAACGTCCGGTGTTTACCATGATTTGGTCCTGGCACTCTTGAATAATATCAATCGCCGACTTGTCCTCTTTGAGCAGAGTTGGCAGTTTGATATTAGGAGCATTGAGCGCCCCAATGTCCAAGCTATAATCATTTGCTATCATCTTTACGACGTCGGCTAAGGTCTTGTCCTTGATAACGTAGGAGTTATTGCGTAGCAAGTACTTTAACTGGTCGTAAAAGACATAGGTTACTTGTTTATTCTTGGCCTTTTTGATTTTGAATAACTTACCGGCGAATAGTTTATGATCGTCGGCCATATAGACAATGACCGAGCCATAATCAAACGGTATGTCAGTTATAACCTCCAACTCAAGGCTTGCCGGTGCTCCGGCCCTCTTGGTTTTCCAGTTGATTGACTTAGTGACCGGCGCTAAGTCGTAAATTTCGCCTCCGCTTATGTTTTGAGTTACAAGGCTAATTTTCTCGGTAGCCGTCATGGTATCAAGAACACTTGTCCAGGATAGATCCAATGAGGGTTCTTAATCTTGGACTTGTTAGCCTCATAGATTTTTCGCCATTGAGCACCGTCGCCATAATACTTGCGCGCTATCTTCCAAAGGCAGTCGCCCCATACAACAGTATGATAGCGTTTAGGCGCTTCTTTTGGCTTTGGCGGAGTAGTTGGCGGCCGTTGTGGTTGCGGAGGCGTCACAATAGCCGGCGGTTTCTTCTCCGGTTCGCTTGGCTTAGGCTTAGGAACTTCTAACTTGCGAGGCGCCAGCTTTTTCCATTCGATAAAGGTAATGGAGTATTTGATGTCTGTCTCATATCCAAAGGCGGAGCCGGTCTTAAAGTCAGATATCAAGTATAACTCGTTGACATTGGCGTTCTTCATGTTGGCGCCGAATAGGCCGGTAAGGACAACCCTCACCGGAGTATTCGACTTTTTCCAACGTCTTAGCTTGTCAATGATCGTCAAGGCGTCTACTCCGTTAGAGATATAGTTACCGTCCTTGACCGTTGGCAAGAATGAGTTGATAGAGAACGTTACAAGGCTTTGATAGCCAGGAATAGGAATCTCACCGGCACTTAAAACCTCGACCGTTTCTATCTTTTGATTTTCGGTAAATTCGATTTCATCTGGCAGAACGGGCAACTCAAAGAGTGTCCCGTCCTCGCCTTTAATGTATAGTTTCATGGCCTACCTCCTATTAGTTATGAAGCAGACCGCTCGCTTGGTTTTCGACCACGTCTAAGAGTTGGTCGTTGAACTTAGCAATAAAGTCTTGCGTGTCGCGGTCGTCTTTAACCTCAAGGTTATTGACGATATTAGGCGTTAGGGTTACAAAGGTCTGTTGCCATTTCATAGCAGCAACGTCGCGGATAAGTTTCATATACTCGTCACTTAGGCCAACCTCGTCTACCTTGTCGAGCTTACCACCTTTAGGCCCCTTGCCTCCACCTCCTCCGCCTAGCATGGACGGGTCGAATGGAGTAGCTCCGCCTAGACCACCTAGGCCAGAATTGCCAATTTTGAATGGATCGTGAGCGCCAGGGTTCATGGCTCCGTTAATCTTGTCTAAGATACCTTGGGCGCCATTAACTATGCCTTTACCAAAGCCCCGACCGGCATTATAACCGTCTGCCGCAGCGTCGCCCACGTTAGCAAAGGAGGCTCTTGGAGCGGTCCATAATTGCGAGCCTTGCGGTTGGTTGCCGGCTAGGCCCTTAGCTATGCCTTGCATGCGCTCTATCTTGGCAGCAGCGCCTTTGATAGGAGCGGCCATAGCGTCGCCCCATGCCTTAGCAGAGCTAGCGATACTAGACCGGCCAAGCGATACGTTGGTTAGAGCGCCAATGTTGACGCCAGGTATCTTATTGACCGCTTCAATCATGCCATTGATACCGCCGATAGCCTTGTTAATCATGTCCTCGATACCGCCAAGGACCGCGTTAATAAGACCGTCAACGACACCGCCGGCAGCCTCGGCCATTTTAGCGACTCCCTTGCCTATGTTGTACCAGAGTTGGTTCATACCATGGCCGAAGTCGTTCCACTTTTCGAGCAAGAAGTTAATGACGTCAATAAAGATGTTGGCAATCGTCTCGGCTATTGTGCCTATGACGACCAGGAACCCCCACCAAAGCGTTTTGATAAAGTCAACTCCCATAATAAAGGCATTGACTATGGCCTCGACTACCGTCATGACTACATTATAGATAGCCACAAAGATATTAAAGGCTAACGCCGCTAGACCATACAAGGCAGCGCCGATAACGCCGAATACAAGCTCGACCGTCTCGCCCACGCCGATAGTTGCGACTGCAATGCCGATAAGAACTGCAATAACAACTAAGCCGATAGCCACGATAGGGTTAGCCGCAACAAGCATGTTGAATACTTGCACTGTCGCGTTTAAAGTCTCCCAGGCAGCGCGGATAGTTTCGATTATCCTCATAGCTAGCATATAGCCATATACGACCGCTAGAGCCGCAGCGATACCTTTAACTATTGGCCCAATCTTGGACCAGTTAGAAGCGAAGAAATTGTAAATGCTATACACTGTGCGCCATACTATGCCGAATACCTCGGCTAGGAACATGACGGACCAAACTAGGCCGTCAATGGCAGCAGTCGCGATAGCTGCGAATTGCTTAAACTCGTCAGACCGTAGAGCGTTTTGGATCATAGTAAACACTGGTTGCAATCTCATTTGGAGATAGTTTAAGAACGTCGTCCATGCCTGGCCAATGGTCATTGGCACTTTGGAGAACTTACTCTCGATATCCTCGGCAGCAGCAAAGATAGAGTTTTTAATCAATTCCGAGGTAATCTTGCCCTCTGCGGCCATTTTCCGAAGCTCCGCTCGGCTGATGCCGGCGTACTTTTCAATGGCTTGTAAAATCATTGGCGAGTTCTCGGAGATAGACCGGAGCTCGTCGCCTTGTAGTCGTCCGCTAGCCATAGCCTGGGTCAACTGAAGCATGGCGCTCTTTTGTTCCTCGGCACTAGCCCCGGCAACAGTAAACGACTTGTTAACTAACTCCAAGAATCGGATAGATTCGTCATTGTTCTTGAACACGCCATTAGTTAGCATGTTTAGCTTGGCAACAGAGGCTGCCATAGCTGTATACTCGGCTCGCGACCTTTGCGCGGTCCTGTATATCTTTTCATTGAGTTGAGCGGTCGTTTGCGAACCGTCATTTATGAGGTTTAACCTGGCCTGGATACTTGAGAAAGTATCGGAGGCCCCGAATAGCGCACGTAGCGCTCTAGTGACCGCCTGTATTGCGAACAGGGCAATGACATAGCCTTTGAATTTGTTCCACATATTGGCGACTTTACCGCCGGCCGTCTGAGCGGAGTTCCCCATCTCGATTTGCGCTGGTGCAATTCTCCGAGTGTTTTGGTTCATTCTTTCGGCAGTTCTAGCCACGCGCTCTTGCGTATTGGCTACCTTAGTGAGCGTACCAGTTATGCGGTCCGTAAGGCTAATCGCTGTATTGATACCGGCCACTTACTCACCTCCTCTTTCTTTCGATGTCTTTTCTTTGTTCGTCCAGACTTTCACCGTAGATAACCAAAGAAGCCGCGAGAAATGCTTTTTCCTCACGGCTCATTGACACCCATCGACTAGGCAATACATGAAATTTATGGAGGGCAGCATGAGCTAGGCCGCTCTCACTGTCCTCTCTGATTAGTTTTTTGCCTCGTCCACCAAATCGTCAAAGTTATCTAGGCCACTAGCGTTAGAGATTGCATCTAAGATTTTCAGGTGATCCGCGAAAGTGAACATTTCACCGTAGAGGTCCTGTTCACCGCGAACTCCATAAGACTCTTGTAGCTCCGCATTTTGCAAGTCTGGTACGACAACGGACGCGCTACATAGCAAGTTGTTAAACTTGGACATATCGAGCACGCGCTCTTGGCGTCCTTTGCGACCAGGCTTATTGACATAACATTTGTCTTGGATAGCGTCATACTCGCGACCAGAAATGATACGAAGCTCGATATGCTCATCAAAGCTTTCTAGCTTCAGTTTGATGTTTTCGGTTTTCTTCTTGTTCTTCTTCAAGAACGACTTGATAGATGTCATGAT